CTATTCCAGATAGTGATGCAGGTGTATTTGGGCTTGATGGTTTTGCAGCATTTAGTAATATCTTAGGGTTTGGGTCCATCACAGCTATCTACCCAGATGGTGGTGATAGTGATGCATTGCCAGAGCGTCTCAGCTTAATTGATCGTATTCAAGATTATTCCACGGTCACAGTTGAACAGCTTAATGCAATGTATAATGACATTGAAGATGTAAGTGACGCAAACTCACCAAGATTCGATGAAGACAGTACTGCTTCAATCAAATCTATTAAGTTCTCTAATGCGTTGGAAACAATGGATCAGGAAATGGTTGATGGGTACGGTGGCTCTCGCTTTATGGTTGACAGCTCTGCATAATTAAACATCGGAACTGAATTATGAGACAAATAAAACATATAAATACTTTTAATTAAACGACATACCGTTAGGGAAAATTGAGATGGCAAGGCAAAATATAGCAACAGGTAGTGCCGCTAATGATGGTACTGGCGATACGCTACGTAGCGCTGGTGGAAAAATTAACGACAACTTTGTAGAACTTTATTTAAAACTTGGTGGGGACAGTGATGCTCTTTCCGACCAACTCAGCATGACTGTAGGATCACTCGTTTTTGAAGGTTCGGCTGCTGATGCTCATGAGACATTTCTTCAAGTAGTAAACCCCACAGCAGACAGAATAGTATATGTTCCCAATGCCGGTGGAACCCTAATCCTCGATTCAGACACACAGACGATGACTAACAAGACTTTGACATCTCCTGTACTTACAACTCCACAAATTAACGACACATCCTCAAATCATCAGTATGTTGTTGCTGTAAGTGAGCTGGCTGCTGATCGTACTATTACTCTCCCATTGCTAACAGCTGGGGACACATTTCTGTTTGCTACTCATGCTGCAACACTAGAAAACAAAACATTAACAAGTCCTGTTGTCAATACCCCAAAGATTGGTACATCTATTAATGATACTAACGGAGCTGAGTTACTAAAACTAACAGCAGCATCTAGTGCAGTAAACGAATATACTCTTGCAAATGCGGCAAGCGGCAATAAACCAACCCTGTCTGCAACTGGCGGCGATACTAACATTACAACTAAGTTATCTGCAAAAGGCTCTGGATCGGTAGAAGTTACTAAGGGCGCTGTTACTGCTACAACAAGAACTGCCAATGGAGCAGCGACTCCCAATACGGGATATATAATATGTAACAAGGGCTCTGCCTTGGCAGTATCCCTTGCAAATGGTACTGTTGTTGGAGAAACAAAACTATTTACAAATAAAGGCGCCGGGACGGCTACGATCACACCAGCAAACTTAGCTGGTGGAACAACCGTCACAATTCAGACACACGAAGCAGCGCACTTGATTTGGGACGGTACTAACTGGTTCCTTATTGCTTCATTTAACGGTGCATTGGCATAATAGGATAATAATATGGCTGGTATTTTAACTGATACACTAAAAAGATTACTGCTCGATAAACTTGTTGCGGATGTTCAAGACGCCGCACAGTACTACTATATTGGGATCGGTAACTCTATTGATTGGGACAGCTCTGATACGGCTCCTACACCTCTCAACTCTCAGAGAGAGGATCGCAATCTTCGACTACAGCTTCAGTCTATCAAGTCGGGTGAGGACGTATCGTATGTTATCCCCAGAAACAACTGGACTGCTGGTGCAATTTATGGCGGGTTTGATGACAATTCTGTAAGCCATCCCACAACACCATACTTTGTTATTACTGATGACAACGCAGTGTATATGTGTATCAAGCAAGGTAGAGATGCCAATGGCGCAGCTGTTGCATCCACTGTTAAGCCCAGTGGAGCTTCTGTTAAATCATTCTTGGTAGCGGATGGATATATTTGGAAGTTCCTCTATACACTAACAGCGGGCGATGCTAATAAGTTCCTATCTGCCAACTTCATCCCTGTCAAACTTATTGCCTCTACAGACAGTGCATCACCAGCTGCTGATGTTGAGCAAAAGGGTGTTCAGGACGCGGCCGTATCTGGCCAAATTGGCTCTATTCAAATTATTAGCGGTGGTACGGGATATGCATCAGCCCCGACTGTAACAGTTAGTGGTGATGGTGACAGTTGTACTGCAACGGCTATTATTAGCGGCGGCGCAGTAGTAGATATTAAACTTGATTCAGATGGCACTGGTGATGTTAAGCACGGTTCTGGATATACAAAAGCTACAATAGTATTCAATAGTGGTGCTGCAACAGCTAGAGTTTCGTTATCACCTAAAAACGGATTTGGGTCTGATCCGAGGCAAGACGTTCGTGCAAAAGCAGTGATGTTCAACACCAAGCCCAATGGTATAGAGACAGGGAAGTTCATTGTAGGTAACGATTTCAGACAGATTGCTTTGATCAAGAATCCTTTGATTCCTTCGACCGATTCTGACTTCACTCAATCAGCTGGATTTGGTTTATCAGCACTAAAACTTTCAGCAGTGTCGACAGCGTATTCTGCAGACAAGACAATCCTCGGTGGGTCTTCTGGCGCCAAAGCATATGTCGATACATATGCATCCAACACAATATATTATCACCAAACAGAAACAACAGGTTTTACATCATTTACAGCGGGCGAAGCACTAACAGAGACTGACGGCTCAGGTAGTGGTACATTGGATAGTGCTTCAACATGGCTCACAGGCGATATAGATATTGTTGGATCAGGCGACATTCTTTACGTAGAGAACAGAGCTGCTATTTTACGATCAGCTGACCAAACCGAAGATATAAAAATCGTCATCCAATTATAAGGTATTGAAGACAAATGGTTACCAATATAACAAGCACCACATTTAGTCAGTCATACAATGACGATTTTGCTGATAGCGACAACTATCACAGAATATTGTTTAACGATGGTAAAGCTCTACAAGCAAGAGAATTAACTCAACTTCAAACTATTATTCAGAAAGAAGCTGAGCAACATGCTAGGTTTATGTTTAAAGAAGGCGCCCCGATCCACTCTGGCGGCGCTTCTGTAAACAACCGTTATGAGTATGCAAAACTAAACACCACCACATACTCACTGCCAGCTACATCTTCTACATTAATCGGTGAAACATTTTCAGGATTAACTTCAACAGTTAAAGTTCGTATTGTGGAAATTAGTCCAGCCGTTGGGTCAGATCCAGCCACTATTCATATCGAATATGTCAACAACAACTCAGTTACTGGAACTACAAGTCCAGTTAGATTGACGGCGGGCGAAGTTCTTAACGGTGATGTTAGTGGGACAAACCTACAAGTACAAACAACCAACACGACTGCTAACCCAGCTGTAGGTAGAGGTACTCAGCTGACTACCCTACAAAGCACATTCTTTGTCTCTGGGCACTTTGTATTCTCACCTAAGCAATCCATTATTGTATCAAAGTATTCTGATGTCCCCGATGCGACTATTGGTTTCACTGTAACAGAAAGCATTGTAACTGCCGGTGACGATAGTGCTTTGTATGATAACAGCGGGGCTACTCCAAACCTTACAGCCCCAGGTGCTGATCGTTATAGGATTACACTCAGTCTTACAAATAAAACATCCGTTGCTGCTGGCACAACATTCATCCCTTCATACACCATTACAAATGGTCTGATGGCCCAACAAAAAGCTGCAGGTGATGAAAGTCTAAACATCCTTGGCGACATAATAGCTAAACGGACATTTGAAGAGTCTGGTAGCTATACTGTAAGACCTTTTATTGTTAAGACAAAAGACAATGACTCAGATGCAACTAGACTTGATATTACAATTGGTAGTGGCATTGCATATGTAAACGGTCATAGATATGAATCGTTATCTCCATCGAAGATTATTATTACCAAGCCTAGAACAACAGAAACTATTAATAACGATGTTGTAGCGGCTGAATACGGCAACTATGTTCTTGCTCAGACAATCTTGGGTCTTCCTAATGTCACAACGCTTGCTGCAGTCAATCTAAGATCAGCAGCCACACATGGTGGTTCTACAATTGGTACTGCTAGAGTAAGATCAGTCGAAAATGTTGGCGCAGGTTCAAACGGTGTTGTTCAATATCGCTTGTACCTTTTTGATGTTGTTATGTCAGGAGCTAATAACTTTAGCGCTGTAAGAAGTGTTGGGACAAGCACAGTTAATTATGCTGACCTTCTTCTTGTAAACAGTGTTGCTGTGCTACACGATACAGCCAACAATAACCTATTCTTTCCTTTACCAAAAGAAAGACCACAATCACTGACAGACATTTCGTTACAAGTACAGAGACTGTTTACTGGCACAACAAGTGGTTCAGCCACAATGCAGTTCACATTGTCCGCAACTGGCGAGACCTTTGCTAACAGTAATGATTGGTTAATTTCGACAGACAGCTCTGGTGTACACGATACCATTGCAATAACAGCTGGCGGGAATGGCACAGCTGCTGTAACTCTTGGTACTCTTGCTAAAAGCTCTGCTGTCACAATGGTGGGGTATGTCAATAAAGGTTCCGCAACAGTTAAGACTAAAACACTGACTAACGCTACTGCTACTTTGACTCCTGAATCTGACGACAGTGTTGAGCTTGCTAAAGCGGACATCTATAGAATCAATGCTGTAAAAGACGCAGTTGTTGGCGGTAATGATATCACACGTTATTACATTCTTGATAATGGCCAACGAGATAACTTCTACGCAGAAGGTAAATTGCTACTGCGTTCTGGATTCAGCGCTCCAGCTGGTAATGTATATGTAGACTATGACTTTTTTGTTCATGGTGCATCTGGCGACTTCTTTGCTGCCAACTCTTACACTGGCCAAGTTGAATATGAAGACATTCCTTCACATAGACAGAAGAATGGTCAAACCATTCAATTGAGAGATCATCTTGACTTTAGATCAAGAAAGGCAAATACTGTCAACGACTTTACAAGTACTGGAGCAATCCGAGTAGAGCTTCCGGCCAACACTGACTTGGTTACATCTGATATAAGTTATTATAAAGGACAGGCGTTTAGAATTGTACTCAGAGATGATGGTGTGTTTGAAGCTGTAGCAAATACGCCAGCGGTGTATCCGCAATTTCCAAGAGACATTCCAATACATTCTATGGAACTTTATCGTCTAACAGCAAATCCATACACACTGTCAGAGTCTGATGTTGCGTTGACATATGTCGACAACAGACGCTATACTATGAGAGACATTGCTGATCTTGACACACGCGTTTCTAAAATTGAAGAAATAACAACATTAAACATGCTTGAGTTAGAAACAAGTGTGTTGGAAGTATTAGACTCTGCTGGTAATAATCGTCTTAAAGTAGGTCTAAGCGCAGACAATTTCACAAGTCACTTCCAAAGCGCTACAGAAAGCATAGAGTACAAGGCTTCGACTGATGTATTTGCTAGAGAGCTGAGAACACCATTTGTATCTAGATCATCAGAGCTAGTTTATGACAGTGACAACTCTGATCTGGTATCATTAATTGGCGATACAGTGTATCCATTATACACTGAAGAAGTTTACATTGACAATAGCCAAGCAAATGAAACTGAATCAGTAAACGCTTTTAACTTGGGTGTAACTGTTGGCTCAATCAAACTATCGCCTTCTTCAGACACTTGGTTTGACACTGCAAGAGCGCCAGATAGGATTATTGATGGTGGTTTCCTACTTGATACTTCTAATGCTTCTATGTGGAACGATTGGGGATTCAACTGGTCTGGTATTACTGAGAGTTCGCTAAAAGATAACTACTCAGCTACTCAGACTAAGAAGGCTGGTAGAACAACTACAACTGTTACTAATAAAATCAGTACCGAGGAAATGGTTGCCACCTCAATGGGCGATAGTATTCTTTACGAAACATCTATCCAGTATATGAGAAATAGGTTTATCTTCTTCAAGGCTCAAGGACTCAGACCTAATACAAGATACTTCCCATTCTTTAATGGGATTGATGTTTCTAGTTGGGTCAATGCTGGTTCTGGTAAGTTTGAATACTTTTCAACATTGGGCACCGCATCCGACTTCCTTGATCCCGGCCAGAAATATAAAAACAATACAGGGTTTCCGTCAGCGCTTGGTGGAGCAACAGCTTCTATTGTTAGTGACACAGAAGGCGTGGTCGAAGGTATATTCTTTGTACCAAACAGAGATGACATTAAGTTCTTGACTGGTGACAGACTATTCCAGCTTATAGATATTAGCACAACTAAGCTAGCAGACGCTACTTCATATGCATCAACAATGTTTACTTCTGCTGGTACACTGCAACATTATCAAGAAGCTATTAAACATACTCGTAAGTATGTTGTCCAAGGAACTGTTTCAGCCTATACTGAACCTGCACCACAACCAAACGTAAGCTCACCATCTAATAATGATAAAGACCAGTCGTGGACAGTAGGCGGTAACTCACACGAGCCGTTTGGATCAGCATTGAACCCCGATGTACCAGGTAATCCTAACAGACCAAGGGCAAGAGTGTATAAAAGTCGCAGAACGCGCGGCACTAGTTATCAAAATGGTGGCGGTGTCCGATGATCGGCGGTGGGTTTTAATGATAAATTTTAGAGAGAATAACAAATGTCAATAAATCAAAATGTGATTAGTTTAAATCCTATTGCTCAAACTTTTGTTGTTAACAGTGCTTCCGGCGCTTACCTCACAAAGGTCGGACTGTACTTTTCGAGTAAAGCACCATCTGGTGATCTTCCTGTACAAATTCATATTCGTCCAGCGTTTGATGGCGCACCAGACTCAACAAAAATTATTGAGAACTCTATTGTTTATAAGGGATCAAGTTCAATCACAACTTCGGCCGCTGCGACTGTCGAAACAACTTTTTCATTTGATGAGCCTGTATTTGTCGAGGGTGGAAAACAGTATGCTATTATAATTACTTCGAATGCCATTGCTAATGGGTATAAAGTGTGGACATCTAGGCTGGGTGAATTTGAATTGGGAAGCACTACAAAAAGAATCCAAACTGATCCTTATTCCGGAGTATTTTTTAAGTCATCAAACGGTTCGCACTTTGAAGCTGATCACACAAAAGACTTAACATTTAAAATTTACAGAGCAAAATTTAATAATGTGTTTGGAAATGTGCGATTAAACGCTGCACCTCCTGCACCCAAGCTATTGCCATCAGACCCTTTGCTATTTGCTGCTGGCGATGCAACCGTTACCGTATCTCACAGCAACCACGGTTTCCAAGTAAATGATACTGTAACAGTAT